TTAATAAAACCCTCACCCAATACCCAAACAAACCAAGCAAACTTCTTTGTATCTTCTTGAATACGTTGACTTGCACCCTCGGTATGATTATCCATTTCTTTCCATTTAGGCAAATATACTTTAGTTAATGCCTCTCTCCATCTAAAACTAAATCTATTACCAATGAATTGTGTATATGCAAACATAAGAATTGCTAAAACTGCAAGTGGAATAAAACCCCAAGTGGTTACATCATACATTAGAAAATCACCACGGTTGATGAAACTTTCTAAGAACGCATCTTGGTCTTTATTCTCTAATGCGTCATAAAATACTTTGTACCAATCATTAAATTGTCTTACAAGAAATGCTTGAAATGCAACAAGTAATGAAAGAAAACCTAAAGTTCCCCAAGCATAATTTCTATCTTCACCTTTAAAAAATATTTTTATCATAATTTATCCTTAATCCCCTGCAATAGTGCTGAAGTTTTTATCCTTTGTTATTTTGATAACTCTGCCAAACTTATCAATGATTTGCTGACCTTTATGAGAGATAACAAATGCGTTTGCTTCAGTTCCAAGTGAGTTTAAGATTCCTAGAAAGTCTTCAATGCCAGTTGAGTCTAACGAACTATCAAAAATCTCATCAAGTATTAATAGATTTGTCGCCACTGAAGATTTCAACTTAGCAATTTCCCTCCACGTAAATAATAGAGCAAGGTCAATTCTTAGTTTTTCTCCTTCAGAAAAAGAACCATACGCAAATTCATCTCTACCTCTAGATTTAATAGTTTCATTAAAGTTTTCATCTAATTCAAAATTAATATAGAAATTCAAAGCAGATAGATACTTATTAATTAACTGATTAATCAACGGCAGATAGTTTTTAATAACAACCGTTTTAATACCAGTGTCTTTTAATAAGGTTTGAACGGTATTCAAGTGATGCTTCTCTTCTTGTAAATCATATTTTTCATCATGATGTACAAGCATTTGTCTTTGTTTTGATTTAAGTTCTTTATTATCTACAGTTTCAACCTTTTCATTTAATGCTTCAGATATTTCAATATTAAGTCTAGAGCAAGTATCATTAAGATTTGTAACTTGATGATTCTTATTAATAATAATATCTAATGTTGTCTGTATTGATTTAATAGTATCATTAACATCTTTTAATTTTAGTTTAACTTCAACTACACCATCTTTTAATTCTTCACGTTTCTCAGTCAACTCATCACCCAACTTATCCATATGTGTAGCATCAATTTCTTGCTCACAAGTTGGGCAAGTAGAACTATCCATAATGTTACGAATACGTGTGTTAATCGTATCTATTTTCGATACGAATGTGTTATGAAAGTTAGTAAGAGCAGTAGACTGATTACTAAGTTTAGCAAAATCAATAGTAGTTGCTTCTAATTCTAAAACTTCAGATTCAATGTCTTTAATTTCATTCATATAACCACCAACGAAATCTTTCTTTTTATCAATGAATGCTTGTTTATCTTCACTCATTGATTTTAAGTAAGATTCTTGAAGAGTAATATTCTGTTCTAATAATTCAATTTCATGAGACAAATCCCTCAAATCCATTTTATTGGCTGATACCCTTTCACGGACTAAATCATTCATTACTCCGAATATTTGAATATCTAATAACTCTTCAATAATAGAACGTCTATCGATTGCCTTTAACCTCATAAAAGGTACAAAAGAACCAGAACCTAAAACCACAATTTGCCTAAAAGACTTCTCATTCATTTTAAGAATATATTTCTCAAGGAAATCTTGTTGGTCCCTTGCGGCTGCATCTTGGTCTTGCACTTCACCGTCAATATGTATTTCAAACTTTGTTGGTTTCAACCCACGTTTAATAACGTATTCCTTACCACCAGTCGAGAATGATAATTCAACTGCCATATTTTTACGATTAATAGAGTTTACCAATTGACCGATTTTAATCTTTCTAAAGGGTTTACCGAATAGTCCGAATGAAATAGCATCCATCATTGTAGATTTACCAGCACCGTTTATGCCAATCATTAACGTGGTTTTAGTCTCATCTATAGATATCTCAGAAAATTTGTTTCCTGTAGAGAGAAAGTTCTTCCATTTTACAGTATGAAAATTAATCATAGTGCAAGTGCCTCAACATATATTTCATTTAATATCTTTTTAACTTCTTCTTCATTATCGATATTCATTCCCTCAACGTATTTGTTCAATGTTGTAATAGTATCTTCGGTATCAAATTCAACTTGTTCCGTAGATAATAATCCATGGTCTTCTACAATAGTTAATGTTTCAGACTCACGTTCAATTTTCTCAACCAATAAATTAAAGTGACCGAAATCTTTCTTATTGGTTACAATTAATTTTACAATTTGACCATCATACTTTTCATCTAGTTGAGATTGCTTATCGTTTTCATCATATTGAACCTTAACATGTAACTTATAAGGATTTACAATTTGAGTACACTCTAATGTTTCACTATCAAATATATGAAAACCACGGTTGTCGTTATAATCACTCCAATTAATTTCATATGTATTTCCTAGATAAAACACATGACCGTTATCAGATTTTGTATGAAAGTGACCAGAATAAACTGTATCATACTTATCTAAGAATTTAGGGTTCATAGAATGATACATTGAGTTTACACCCTTATGCATTTCAAAACCAGCAAGGTCAAAATGACCCCAAGCAACCGAAGATTTAGAATTATTAATAAATTCCATAATCCCATCAGTGTTATCTTTATTAATCCAAGGAATCATATCAACTTCATAACCATCATCTAATTTTAATGTTGATGCTTTTGAATATGCTACGATTGGATTAAGTTTATCATCACCGATATCAAATAACTCTTCAACAGAATTAACTTCAACGGTGTTCTTATAATAGGTGTCATGATTGCCAACAATAGTATGCATAGTGATACCATTATCAATCATAGGTTTAATGAACTCTCTACGCATACGGTTGAGAGTGTCAAAGTTTACATACTTACGTCTATCCATCAAATCACCACAATGGATGATAGTTTTGATGTCGTTTTCTATTAAGTATGGAAAGAAAGTGTTTGTCCAGAACTTGTAAAAATAATCAGAAAATGCTTTACTATCAGACCTTGCCCCAAAATGGGTGTCTGTTATTATTGCTACTTTCATTTATGTTCCCATAAACATTGATAGGTTATGCTTTTCTTCTTTTTCTTTTTTCTTTGCTTCACGTTTTGCTTTCTTTTCTTTCTCTTTTGTTTCCATATCATCAATAAACTCTTTAATGTGTACATGGAAATCAGTAGAACCTCTTTCATTTATGTAATCAAAAGATTCTTTATCATGTTCTTGTAACGAATCCATTTGCTCAAAACCACCAGATGTATCAAAGTATTTGTACTTTACATACTGCTGTTTCTTTTCTTTTTGGATTCGTCTAAGGAATGCATAGTAAATGATTTGAGTAAAATACGCAAAAGGATTGTTAGATTTATCAGGATTAAAATTATGCATATAGGCAAGACAGTTCTCAAGACCATCCGAAATCATATCATCCTTATATGTGTAATTAATAAAGTTAGGTCTAAAAGAAAGTCGTTGAGCAATTTGTAAAAAACATCTAGCAATATACTCAGTTACATAAGGTTTCTTTTCACCACGTGCTTCTTTATCTGCAATGTCCGCTTGGTATTCTATTAAAGCTGCTAGAAACTCCTTATTATTAATGTAATGATTTTTATTATCTTTATCAACAGGTTGCTTCTTAACTATTTTAGGAATTGCATATTTATCAACTGGTTTCTTTTTAATTATTTTAGGCACTTTATATTTCCTTATTATTATATGTTATTAGATCTATTATACCCTATGTTTAGACAAAAGTAAAGTAAAAAGAAAGAAATATTAAAAAGACGACCGAAGGGAGTCCTGAACCGTAGGTTCAGTCATAGAATAACATCTAATAATGTAATAAAGGTATCTAATAGTTAATATACATTTAGAAAGATAACTAAACATCACTTTATGTATCAAACTCCCTTCGGTAGTTTGAATCGCAATCAGAGATTGCTCATAACTTATTATTTAATTCTATTTCTTTTTCTAGACGTGACAATTTAAGAGACAGGTTACGGTTTCCTGTTTGCCACTAAATGTAAACTCATTTATCTCTAACGGGTAATATTACCAATACGTGGTGATACCCTGACACGATTATCTTAATTATTTAACCACTTACACGGTGGTATCAAATTACAGACCTCAATTCAGTATGTCGAATATTATAGTCTGCTCACTTCACAGAATTTGCTACTATCCTAGGTTTCACGTTCTAGGCAGAAATTGGTATTTATAATATGTAATTACCACCAATTATACTATACTTTTCTGCGAAAGTAAAGTTTTTACACAATTATTTTTTGAGTCGGTAAATCTAGAGGACTCATCATTCTTTCATAATTATCTGCAATTTCACCTTTACACTCACTAATAAACAAAATGTCGTTTATTGATAAATGGATAATATTATCTGCGGATGCCATTGAAAATGGTAATAGTCCCATTGTTGCTTTCGCACCGTCCGAACCAACCATTTGTATTGTGTGTGGATCCTTCAGTGTCACTGCCATATTTTCTTCATTCATCTCTAATAAGTCACAGATAATCTCTGTTCCTGTGTGTTTCAAATGTACTACCGATACGTTCATAATTTAATACTCCTTAGTTTATAATCAAATTTTTCTGTGTTGTAAATCTTAATTCTTTCAACGAAATGTTTCAATGAAAAGTTCTTATGTTTTTTCCATGATAAATCGTCACTTATGTCGAAAAGAGTTGCTTTATCTTTTCCTTCAGCTTTTCGTAAACCCCTACCAACAGATTGTAAATTCCTAATCCTAGACTTTGAGGGATGAGCAAAGATAATGTTATGAAGATTCCTAATATTGATACCAGTAGAATAAGTACCATACGATGCCACAATAATAGCATTGCTAGATTGTTCTGTAATCTCACGGATTTTCTCACGTTCATCCACCCCTACACTTCCTGATACAAAAAAGATATCTCTTTCTGGGTCTTGTTTTTTCAAATAATTATATAGGTGTTTTCCGTGTTTCTCTACAAATTGAAAAAGTAATAAAGTATTTTTGGTTTGCATTAATGTTAGATTACAAATAAACTTATTTCTAGCAACGTGCTTAATTAGAAAATCAATTTCTTCTTGATAGGTCATAGGTTTGACGAATTTACGTTCATCATCACTATATTTTAATGTGATTGCCTCAATATGTAATTTAGCAATTGTATCACTATCCATTAATTCTTTTGTAGTGATAACCTTTCTAACCGCACCGAATAATCCCTCAAGGACTAACTTATGTGTAGTAGATCCATCTAGAGTTCCTGTAAAACCAAAACGATATTTACAGTCAGTCATTTTAGTCAAAATACTTGTTAATGACTTTGCTTTAAAGTTATGTGCTTCATCACCAATGACGCACCCAAATTGCTCAAAGAATTGTTTCTTTAATTTATAGATTGATTGCCAAGTAGTGATTACGATTTGTTTATCCGTATGCTTCTCTTTACCCGAATAAATTCTATGTACGTTGTCCTCAGAAAACGTTGGATTAAATTCCGATGCATAATCTTTAAAGTCTTTATAGAGTTGTTCAACTAACGTTGTAGTTGGTACGATGATTAAAATCTTTTCATCTATCTTATTCATGTAGTATTGAGCAAGTGAATAAATCATTAAAGACTTACCAGATGAGGTGGGTGATAATAGCAAAGCACGTGCTTCCGTAATCCCCCAATTAACTGCGTTTATCTGATAGTCGTAGGGTAGTATTGGTTTCCCATTAGAGTGCGGATTTAACCCCTTAACGAACGCCTCCGTAGACTCAAGGGTTTGTTTATCCCCTAATTTCGGGTATTCTATCGTTAAATTACGGTGTTTTGCGAACTCAATAATATAGTTTAAAAGACCAACGTAAACTTCTCCACCAAAGACGTTGAACAAACGGATTTTACCGTCCCATTGTCTGGCACGAAATGCAGGCATAAACTTAGCACCTGGAACTTCAAATGTAAAGAAATCTGATAACTCGTGTGCTATCCCACTCTCACATTCTACGTTTAGAAATACGTCATCTTTGACGTGTACTACTATATCACTCATTATATATTATACTACACCTTGGGTATATTTTAAGAAATCTATTGCGTTTTTAATGGCAAATCCACGAACGGTAAACATTTTACAAACTTCGTCTAGATACTTAACTAATTCTTCTTGTAAAGCAACTCTTGCTTCTGCTTCAACTACTATTGGGTCAACTTTGACATACTCTTTAACTTCTCTATCCTTTAACACATATTCATATGGATCAGGATCGTTGCCGTTATAATAATTGGTTCTTCCTAACGATACTCTATATAGTTCGGTTTTTAATTTCCTTAATTTCAAACGTTCTCGTAATACCATTTTAAGGTATTTGTTGTGTTTGAGTGGAGTTGCTAATGATTCTCTAGCAAGTAGTGTCTCATCGATATACAAGTCTTTATCTACTTGCTGTTCAAGTTGTTCTATATTCATACCCCTATTATACCCTACTTTCAATCAAAAGTAAAGTTTTTTATGAGATATTTATTCTTCAAGTGACATATAGTCGAACTGTAGAGTTATATCTGTTAATAACTCTTCTGCAGATTCATTGTTGAATTGTAATTCGCCAAGGATAGTAGGGAACATGTTATGGAATGTGTACACAATATCAGTTGTGTTTTTATTATTTGATAATATATGCAAAGACGCAGTAGTAAAAAGTTTGTCTTGGTCATCGGTTCTATCGCCTGGACTTGGACCACCAGCATTATACATCCATTTTAATACTTCATTATAATTGGTTAAATCTTCATCAACAAGGAATGTAACCATTAAAGGTGCCCAAATTGTTGTAGTTGATTGTATGTATTTTCTTCCAAGGACTGGGTTTGCAACTGGAACTTCATTTGTTGTAATTGTAGGTAACATTGCTGTTTTCAACCATAGGTCTACTCCAGGAATTGCTCCTATTACTAATTTGAAATTAGTGCTTTTTGCTAAGTTTAACTTTTGATTCTTCATAAGACTATTTATAAAGTTTATAGGCCCAAAAAAACCCCCAATAAAGGGGGTTTAGGGAATCTCAGCTTTTAGGAGAGATCCAACGGTTTTCCCAAGGTAGGGGGAAACTGTTTTTGCTTTCTTATTAGATGTTAGTTACAGTGAACTTACGGAAATAAGGGTTAGCACCAGCGGCACCAGAAGCAAATGGGTTCATAGTGATTCCATAACGAGTCTTGAATCCAAGACGTGGCTGGAAGTCTTCTTCACCAATTGATTTCATCATTTGTAAAGGAACGTATGGGCAGTAGAACATACCAGCATCATACATATTAGCACCTTTAAAACCAACAGTAACAGTATCAGTTGACGCAAATT